ATGAAGAATACTATATTGTGGAATGTTACCATGAAAAATATGGTAATTCTTGGGTAAATTTTTAGTTTCAAAAAGTTTTAAAGGGTATCTTTAAAAACCCTTTACCACGTTGACGAACGTTAAACGTCATATTTATATTTTCCCCACTTATTAACTATAAGTGGGTATTTTTAGGAGGATTTATTATGAATATAATTGACAAAAATTTTACTGTTCAATATACAGTTACGGTAAAATTTGAGACAAAAAACAAGAAAATGTATAATCATTACAAAAACCTTAACTGGGAGTTTGTGGATGATGAAAAAAGTGGATTGTTTATATTCGACAAAAAAAGTAAAGACTTACAACAGGCATTAAACATCTTTTTTATTGTTTTGCAAAACAATATAGATGTTGAAACTATAATTGTTGTAGAATATTTTTACAACCAAAAATATATTGGTTGTGAATATATAGAGAATTTTGATGTTGCAATGCGTTATATTGCGGACGAAAAATTTAAAAAAATGTATGATAGTTCTCAACACGAACTAAATACATTAAACGAAGTCATAAAAAATGAATTAGGTGAAATATTATCGGCGACAGAAGAACAAAAACAAAACATCAAAAAATATTTAGAAGGTGTTCACAAATAGCCAAAACGAACATAAACCACCTTTTAAGATACGTTTAATCAACTAGTACAATTTAACTAGCAATACATTAAACGTGTCTTAAAACGCATGCCAGCACCTTTAAAATTGATGTTATGTATTTTAATTTTTAAAATATATAATGTCAATTTTGTTTTTCAATTTCAAAAATATCATATTTATTAATTAAAATTTAGAGGAGTGTATTATCATGAATAAAATAAAAACAACAAAAAAATCAATACTTGAAGGCAACAAGGCTATAAGTATAGGCTATTGCTGCCTACAACATCTATTATATTTTAAACAACCATTTGCTTACAATTCAGGGAGAAATGGTTGGAATTGCGATTTCTACCAAATAACTCTAAATACAATAATTTCCACTGGATATAGTCCATGTGGAACAACTGTAGATTATACCATTGTTGAAAAATACGATGGACTAGCACAAAAAATTATATCTAACAGAGAAATTCCATGGGATGATAAAAAATCCCAAGTAAACAATTTATTGGAAAAATTTGTAAAGGAGGTTTAATATGAACACATATATATTTATAATCATACTGTTAGGTTCAATAGCAACCTTAACAGTAATTAATTCTATGCACCATCCAAGCAAAAAAACCATACGTAAAAACAAAATATACGCCTGCTTATTTGTAGTGGGCGTTGTTTGTTTAATATTGAAAGAAGGTATATTATTATGAGTTTACAATATAAAACATTTTATAAAGCAATTTCCAAAAATACAGGGTCTAATGATTTCAAAATAACCAAAATGGAATTATTAGGTAAAGGAGTAAATTGTTTCAATACTCCTGAAGAAGCACAAAACCATTTTGATGAAGCACACAAAAAAGCTAAACAAAAATTTAACAAAATAATAGAAGGGATTGAAGAACTAAAAGAAAAATTGGGAGGATTTTCCATAGAATATTTCATAGAAGGCGACTTGTATGGAATAGAACAAGAGGGAAAATATGTTGAATTTGAAATTGATGGATACAGTTTTGAATTCAGATTTTAAACGAATATGACAATCATATTTAAAATCATATTATAAACAACCCACTTATAAATTATAAGTGGGTAATTTTAGGAGGTAAACATGGATATTAAAAACATAAACGGTGATTATATTAAAATAGGCAAAACTTCTATAACAGTAAAAAAAGAGGATATTCCAAAAACAAAAGGTGTAATTACAAATTGTACTATAATTACAAAAAATTGTAGTCCAAGAATAGTTTTTGAAGTTCATCAAAAACTCAGCAAATTTAATCTTAGAATTGTTTTTGATAAAATGATTTTAAATAATGGAGATTTATATTATCTCTATGATTTAAGCTTAGAAGATTTTGTAAATCAAAATCAAAAACACATAGAACATTTAAAAAATGATATAGAACACATAGAAGAAGAAAAGAAACTATGTGAAAAAATGACAGAAGCTGGAGTTAATGTAATTAAATGTAGAATTTTAAAATAATCAAAAACAAATTACACAATAACTCTTTAGATATCTAAGGAGTTATTGTGTATTCATATTTAAAATTAAAAATTGAAAGATTACAACACAATACCTGTAGTCTTTAATGAAATTCAAAATGGATTTCATTTACAAACTGTTAAAATTAAATCTCTTAGGCTTGGTAATTATTTCAAGTCTTTGGGTTTTAATGTAAAGCCAAGATTATTTGGTTTTACTGTATCATTGTAATAAACACAAATATAAACATATTAAAATAAATTTAAAGGAGTATTTAAAATGAAAACAATAACATTTAAAACAAAAAATATAATTGAGGCTTTGACAAAAGCTTCCAAAATTGCACTTACAAAATCTAACATTCTTATCCTTGAAGGTGCTATTTGCAAAATAAAAAATTCAAAAGCGGAAATAATTTCCAGTGACTTAAATGTCACATTAAAACAAAAAGTGGGATATATTTCCTGTTCAGAAGATTTCAGTTTTGAAATTCCAAACTTAAAACAGATATTAAAAACAATAAAGTTATTTCAAACGGATGAAATAACTTTTAACTCCTATCAGTTTGATAAAAATTTCCAAACTGAAATGATTATAGGAGATAAAAAATTCTCCTATAATGTGGGAGATGCTAACAATTCTTTCCATCACAATGATGTGATATCAGAAAAAATTTACAATATAAATATAGAAAGTTTAAAAGAAAAAACTGACAAGCTAAAAAATTTTACTGGAACAAAAGGAGTAAGAGCAAATACAATTGGAATTAATTTCCGCAAAAATAAAATAGTTGCAATGAATAATAATAGTTTAGGTTGCATAGAAAATGAAATATTTTTTGAAGATGAATTTACAATCAATGAAAACTTTTTGGATAAAGTTTTCAAAGTAATAAAAGGAGATGTTAATTTCACTATAGATAATTATAGTGTTAAATTTTATAAAGAAGATATAGAAGTATTATGCAAAGTTGAAAGAGTGGAGTTCTTTAATTACAATACAATTTTAAAACGACAACATAAACAAACAATAAAACTTTCACAACTAGAAATTCAAAAGTTAATATTAGATATTAAATATTTAATATCTAAAAAGACTATGAAAAAACAACCATTATATATTCAATGGTTTAAAGACAAAATGAAAGCAAAAATAAACGATGAAATATTTACCATAGAAAATATGCCAACGTGTAATGAACACGTAACTTTCAATAGCGAGTACTTATTAGATATATTAAATACATTTAAAGATAAAGGACATTTAGAAATAGGGTTGAGTGTAAAAAATCAACCTATATTTATTAACAATGATACACAAAAGTTTATATTATGTGTAGCAGCCCCAAAAGATAATTTATTTGAAGAGGAGGAATAAATTTGAATACAAACATAAGTATATATAAGCAACAACAAATCCAAATCCAGCAACCAGATAATACCAATACTATTATTCAAGATATAAATGACTTATATAAGTCCCACTCCATAAAATTAGAAACCATATCTCCAATTAATGCTATTGAACAAAATTCATTGGCATTAATTTCTATACCAAATGCAATAGGGTTGGAAAAAGGTGGTAAACGTTATGCATTAATAATATCAAATACGCATTTTAATAATCATTCGGGATTAGTAACAGTAATTACCAGTACCAATCCAAAAACTAAAACAAATAATAAAAACAACTTAAACACATCTATCCTAATTCCTTCCAATTCAGTAGAAGGATTTAGTAGTGATACACTCTTACAGTGTGAATGTATTACTACTATTAACAAAGCACAGATTATAAAAGTTTATGGTAAATTAAGCCATGAGCTTTTATTAAAGGTAAAAACTGGAATTGAAAATCATATTCCACTTTTGAAATGAAATTTTAGGAGTAAACAAAAATAAAAATTAAAAAAAACTATTGACAAAATAAAAAACCTATGGTACAATTGTATCATAGGTTAAATCATATTATTAAAATTAAATTAAAAAATTAAATTATGAAAGAGGTTATTATTATGAACAAATATTTAACAAATTTAGAAAACATAATCAAAAATATTAAACTTCCATTCCAAGTGATGGAAGATAATGGGGGCGGATTATATTTAGTTGTCTTTAATGAAGATTTAGAAATTATTTTTCTATCTGGTGAGTATGAGTATGAACATACAATTCTTACCAACGCTTTAATAAGCATTTCAAATAAAACAATTGATGAAGCAAAGTCAATTGTAAATTCATGGAAAACAAATGTAAATGACTTCAATAATGATAGAAGTAATTTAAATTATACTTCTATATATGAAAAGTTAACCACAGATAAAATAGGAGTTTTTACAATTGTTGATAATCAAGGAATATATCCAGCTTTAATGGGTAATGCTGGAACAATTGAATTTAAAATTTTAGAAAGCGAGGAAAATTAAATGAAAGAAATATTATTAATTCTAAAAGGATTGTCCCAAGAACAGGGAGAAAAAATTCTTGAAGAAAAAGGATATCTAATTGAAGATAGCTTTGCAGAAAAATGTGCAAATTCTAACAACTATATTTCAGACACATACTATAGACAAAGATATGGCAGCCATGATGAATGGTTTTGCTATACGGCTGAATATCTTCCTAGTGAAAATGAAGATTATGAAAATGAAGGGGAATTTATTTCTGGATATTGGAATTGCAACACAAAGGAAGATATTACAATTACCGAATTGGAATTGTAAATCAAATTATAAAATCAAATTTAAAAAATTAAAAATTAAAGTCAGCTGATAAAGACTATAAAACAGAGAAAAGGACATATTATGAATATAAAAGGTATAAAAGGTTATAAAGTAGTAAAAGGCAACAACAACTGGAATGAAAGCAATTACACAAGATTTTATAGCGAAATTCCAGAGTTGCCAACATCAAAAGAAGAAACAGCAGATTTTATAAATGAATTAAACTATTTTTATCATAATCTTAACCCTGGTAAAATATATAGAGAAATCTGTACATATGAAGGGCACAACTAAATTAATTAAATGGAGGAATTTAAAATGGCTAATATAAAAAGAATAAACAATCAAGATGATATACAAATAGGTATGTCGTTTATACAGAGGAATATAGAAATGTTTTATACTGTTATAAAACATTTTCCACTACAAAATAGTTGGGAATGTGAAACAGAAGAAATTATTTATGATGAAGATGATGAAGAGATAGATAGACAAATTATAACTCATACATTGCATTGGCATGATATAAAAAATTCAATAATTAATTAAGGGGTGAAACTATTGAATAAACCACAAACATTTCAGTTCTCATATGAAGCTTTAATGAATAAGCTTTATAATATAAGCCACCAGCAATATGATAATGAATATAATCAATTCACTATCTATAAAAAACAATATATGCAATGGTATCAAACTCAACCAGAATATATACCAAACGAAAACAAAAAAGAAGATTTGTCTCCATTATTTTATTTAAAAAAATGGAAACAGATTTTCAAAGATAAAAATGAAACTACATTTCAAAAATTCCTTACTGCCTTAATACTTCCTGTGTTAACTCTAGCAGGCATTGAGTTAACAGGAAACACAGAAATTCTAATGGATAAATATAATATAGGTTGTGACATTCCTATATTAATATTACCATTAGGCGCTTTAATAATATTAAGTATGCTACAAATGCACAGCATAACAGGACATATAGTAGCAGATTTAATAGGTGTACCGTGTATATTAATTCAAAAAGCAATGGGCTATAAACAGGCAAACACAGAGTCTATTGCTTATAAAAAAAGTATGGAGATGGCTTTAGAATATCTACACCATCCAATCATCTACAGAAACAAAGAAAAAATTTCTGGAGCTAATCTTAATGAAAGAAATTTTCTTTTGGTGAATGATTTCATGTGTAAATATCCACACTTGGAATTTGATTGTGCTGCATGGCAAGCGGCACAAGGAACTGCAAACGAGTTTGTTTGTAGGGATGGGATTATGAAATACAAATATTAATTTAAAAAAGCATTGACAATTTTAATTTCCTATGGTATAATTATATCATAGGAAAGTATATTAAATTAATTATAAAAATTGACGACAATAAATACATATCATATGGTATGTTTCAGTTCAACGAATGCTTTACATTTGAGGAGGAAATATAAATGACCTACAATATTTCAAATAGAACAGAAGCTCCTGTTTTAAATATAAACCAAAACAATATAGTTGTCAATTCTAAAATTAAAACTCACAAACCAAAATCAAATTCAAAAAATTCAAAAAACAAAAACAAATCAAAACCTAGTGAACCAATAAGAGACCTATCTCTTATTGTACTATGTGAAGAATTTCTTTTTCATTCTACAAAATCCATGTACACAAACGCTAGAAATGTTTTAATATTTGTATTCGGAATAAATGTGGGATTAAGAATTTCAGATTTATTTTCCTTAAAGTTTAAAGACATTTTAAATTCAGACTACACAATAGTTGATGAACTTTGTGTGTTTGAGAGTAAAACAAAGAAAATTAATAGACCTATATTAAATCAAAAAACAAAAAAAACAATTAAAGATTTTATTTCTTTAATTGGAAAATCAAATATAAATATGGAGAATTATATATTCTCCGCAAACCAAAATGAATTTAATACTCCACTAGATACAACAGTATTTTATAAGGAGATTAAAAAGATGCAAAAGCATTTTAATATTTCTGACTCATGGGGCACACATACATTAAGAAAAACGTTTGCGTACTGGACATTGAAACTTGGAGACAATGATAAAGATACAATGACTTGTCTCCAAGAAATGTTAAACCATAGTAGTGCTAAGACCACTTTGCATTATAGTGGTATCACTAAAGAGAGATACCAAAAAATGTATGGAGATATTGAAAATCTTTTTGATACAAACTTCAAATTTGAAAATGAAAATGCAAATAATAATTCTAATAATAGCGATTTAACTTCTAAAATTAATATGATATTAGAATTATTAAACAAAGAGGAGGCGGAAGACTAAGTGTTCATTGAAGGTAGAAAATATCCAGCATACCAACATATCTTGAAAGAGAATGAACCTAATCTAATTCTCTTTCAAGAATATGAAAAAGAAATTATAAATAAGCATGGAGAAATTATAAAAAATAAATGGTATTTAATTACCAAAGAAAAAAATGAAAAAGATTTTTTAAATTTCTTTTATAAATCTACAAATGATTTTTATCATAAAATTGTTTGTAGAGCTAGTGGTAAACATTTTATAATTGATTTCTTCTTGTTAGATGGATTGGGAGAGTTAATTAAGAACAATAATAAAAGTAGAAAAACTTTTAATTTATTTAAACCAGATGAAGTTAAAAAATTAAAAGAGTTTTTTAAAAATCAAAAGTGAAATGGAGAATTAATTATGAATAATTTTCAATATTTAAAAAATAAGATACAACAATGTAAATACGTAATTATACAGAATAACAAAAAAATAAAAAATCTTAAAGAAAAGATTTTTGAATTAGAAAAAACAAATAATTTATTCTTATTAGAAAAATTAGAATTAATTTCTGAGTTAGAAAAATTAAAAAAAATAAAAAAATAATTGTCAATAACCACTAGGCTAAAGACCTAGTGGCTTGCAAAAGCCTAATTGACTAGCCTTAGTCTTAATTGACTACGTTATCTTTCATGTAAGTACCCAAGAACAATTTCCTAGTTCTTGGCTCTACTGTGGCTCTGTAAACAGTTCTAAGGTTAGGAACAGTCAACCACATTGCGAAGGTTAGGTAACATTGTAAATAGAAATTATATGTAGGAGGTAGTTATGGAAAGTAGGATTGTTAAATATTTCAAAACAGAGAAAGGAAGATTAACTAAAATGTACAATAAAATGAGAGAAAGATTTTTAAATGACGAAAAACCACATATAAATTCGTTATGTTCAAAAGAAGAATTTTTAAATTTTGCTTATAGTGATAGTTCAGATTATCTTTATTTGTATGAAAATTGGGTTAAGTCAAATTTTAATTCAAAATTAGTTCCATCTATAGATAGAATTGACTGTAGTAAAGGATATTCTATAGATAATATTCAGTTTTTAACTCGAAGTAATAATAGTAAAAAATCAAATGTTGAATACAAAAGAAATCCACCAAAAGCACAAAACAAAAAGAGGGTTAAATTACAAAAAGATAGCGAAGTTATTGAGTTTAAATCTTGTAAAAAAGCTTGTGATTTTCTTGGATTAAGTAGAAACGCAGTAACTATAGCAATTAAACACTCAAAATTATTAAAAGGGTATAAATGTGAATATATTTGACAAAACAGGCTGGATAAGTGGGTTTTGTAGCACAGGATGTTATGTGAAAGATATAGAGGATAATTATATAACAATACCCAATAAAAATTATAAGCAAGTAGGCTTTAAGAGTTTAAAGCTTATAAATCACAATAACAATTGGCAATTCATCCAACGAAGCTAAAGACTTCGTGGATTTCTTGCTAATACTTTTTAAAAAAAGTATTGACAAACAATTTTGTTTGTGATACAATAAGATAGTAGAGAAATTACAAACAAACAAATAAATAAACAAAAGTTAAATTTTAAATTAGAAAGAAGGAATTAGAATGACATATTTAGAAAAATTAAAACAAGAACATCCAGAAGCAATTAACAACTATTGTTATAGCCAATGTGAGGGCTGTCCAAGTGAATATGGTTATGTTAAAGATGATGAAGAAGTTTGTCATCCAGATGGTTGTAAAGCTTGTTGGAATAGGGAAGTAAAGAAAGAAGATTTAACCATGAATATGAATAAGTTTACACTAGAAAATAAAATAATTGTAGTAGGAGAATTTTTTGAGTACAACACACAATATATAATTACTGGTTTGATTACTCCTAATATGGAACTTAGCATAGCAAAAACTTCATTTACTGAGGAAATTGAAGAAGCTATGAAGGGAAAGGTAGCAACAACAATATTAAACAATATATTGCATAATCAATTAACAAAAATAAATTCCTTACCCATCCTTGAAATATTATATGATAAATTAAATAAAGAAATCAAAAACAATTTAGTTAAAATTAAAAAAGAAAATGCAGAATTAAAAATAGAAAGGTTTCTATACAGTAGTTTAGAAAAAAATAATGAAGATGTTTACTTATTGCTAACAAATGTTTTCACTAAGCAAGAAATAAACCTATTATACAGAACCTTACCTTATATTAGCACAACTTTTAAAGTGGATGGAATTTTAAAAGAGTACGCAAAAATAGATTGCTTACTAGACCCTCTTTTAAAAGAAAGCATTCCAATAATTTATAAACAATGTGAAACCTACATACAAAAAGAAATAGACAAAATAAAAAAAATAATAGAAGAAGACAATCAAACTAAAATAAAATATCTATATGAAGAAGAAAATACAAAAATAGAAATAAGAGATGTTACATCTTTAAATTAAGAAAGAAGGATTTTATCATGACAAACACAAATTTTAAAATTGAAAACTTAAAAACAATAGTAACACATGATGGAGTATTCCATGCAGACGAGGTCTTTGCTACAGCATTAATTAAATTAGTAGCAAAAAAAAACAACAACGAAAATAAAATACAAATAATTAGAACAAGAAATCCTAAGATACTTCAAGAACATTTAACTCTAGAAACTTCAATAGTAATTGATGTAGGTAATTCAGAGTATGACCATCATCAAGAATTAAAATATAACACAATCAATGGCGAAGAAGTTCCTATGTCATCATTTGGTTTGGTTTATAAAAAGTTTTTAGAATTAGGTCTAATTATATTTGACAAAGATTTACAGTCTTTAGTTACAGAAATAGATAAAGCAGACAATGGAGTAGCTCCATCAACAGTATCTACACTTATTAGAACATTCACTCCGAACTGGAATAACACAAATGATACAGCTATGGATGATGCATTTAAAAAAGCTGTTAAGTTTGCTAAGAAGATTTTAAAAAATATGCTAGAAAAAACCAATTCAAGTTTATTAGCAGAAAAGATTATCAAAAATGAAATTCAAAATTTGAAAAAACAAGAGTTATTATATGGCACAAGAAAAAATTATCTTGTTCTACAAACTTTTATTCCATTCCAAGAAACAATAATAAAATATAATGAGACAGCATTGGAAGAAGATAAAATTGTATTTGTAATAAATAAAAACAAAAACAAATATAATCTTCATACGATTAAAAAAGCTCTAGGTAGTTTTGAAAATCATGTTGATTTAATATCTTTTGATGTGGCGAAAGAATTAAATATAGATGTAGACTTCATACACAATAATAAATTCTTTGCTGTAGCTAATAGCGTGGAAGCTTTAGAAGAAATAATTGCTATAAGTATGGGCGAAGTGTAAAGGAGTTTTAAAAAATGAACGGAAATGTTGAATTGTTTTTAAGTTCAGAAACTAATAATTACCATAAAGCAATTTGGATTAAATGTAATGATGAAAAAGATTATACTATTATTAGTTCTTTTTTAACGGAGTTATGAAAAACATGAAATTTGGTAAAATAGAAACAGATGAAATTAAATATTCCTTCAAAGGAATAGCTTATAAAACAAATGATGATAGTTATGTTTGTTATGATATAACAACAGAGGTAGGGATATGAGTTCTATATTGCCAATGTTAATGATGAACAATAATATGGATATGAACTCTATGCTACCACTAATGATGATGAGTGGAGACAATACAAATACAGATATGATGTCAACATTTATGATGATGCAAACGTTAAACAAAAAATAAAATAAATTTTAAAATTCTCTTGACATTTGTGAGTAGACATGGTATAATAAAATTCCACTTGGAAATATTGAAATTAATTAATTAAAAAGAAAGAAGGATTTATCATGAAAGAAAAAATTAAAAAAACAATAGCAACATCAATAATAATATTCTCGTTATTGTTAACCGCATTATCTCTATCAAGTTGTAATGATAATACAACTACAACTACAACTACATCAATAGAAAATTTAAACTCAAAATCAACTTCCGAAAACAAAACAACAACAACAGAAGAAACAGAATTTGTTTTCTCTACTGTAGAAACAACTATAACAACAATAGCTACAATAAAACCAATAGAAGAAATACTTTCTGAAAAAGATATAGATGTTGAATTAAAAGACTATATCTCTCCAGAACATAATCCAATGATAAAGTCTGTTTATAATCTTTACTCTCTTGAAGATATATATAAATTAGTACCGTTCTTTGCAGAGAACTACCCTCTATATGAAGATGGTAGTTTGTCAGATAGTTTTATCAATGGGATAATAACTAGATATGAAATTTCCCTACAAACAACTACCCAAGAAAAATTAGAGCCTATGGTTTATTTAGATATGTTGTATTCAATTAAATCTACATACTTCCCTAACAAAGAGTTCGCAACTAAATCTAACGCCAAAGAAGAAGTATTATATATCTTACAAAATTATTAATCTACTACATTAACTAAGTTATTATTAAGCATTAGCTTATAATATATATTTTAATTAAAATTTTATTATTGTGAAAGACGAGGAATTAATTTATGTCAGAAGAAATCAAAAATGAAAAACTAAACTTAAAAAACAGAGGAGTTGTAGTAGGAAAAATTGCAGAGTTCAAAAAGAATGAACTAGGTACTGCCAAAGATGGTAGTCACTATGTGAATTTAGAATTTACAGTTCAATACTCACAAAAGCAAGAAGATTTTATTCCCTTCAAATATCGCATTCAAGATAAAGCTTGGGATGAAGATACACAGAGTTTCTCAAAAGAAAACAAAAACTTTGAACCTTTTTTAAATTTACTTGAAGAAATGACTGCAAATACAATAGTAAAAGTAGGCTGGGAAGATGCACTAAAAGTTAAAGTTAATACTAACTTTAAACCTAACGACTATTACTCCGAAAGAGAAGATGAAGTAATAGAAAATACAATTGTAAACGCAACTTCAATAAGCCAAGCAAGCCTCGAAGAAAAGTATGCTCACCACTTTTCTCTAGAAGGAAGAATAGTTGATATTCAACCAGAGAGATTAAAAAATAAAAATGGTGAATTAGAAGAAACAGGAAGATTAAATGTAGCTATGGTTACACTTTCTTTTGGAAAGAATGAAGCTATTGTTGTAAAAAATCTAAAAGTAGAAGAAAGATTAGCAGAAAGTTTTCAATTACTTTATCAAATAGGAGATACTATTTTAATTACTAATGGCGTTTATAAAACTAGAGTAGTTAAAATAGATAAGAAAGCTGTAGTGTCAGACGATATGTGGACTACATCAGAAGATGATGAAGATTTTTATGAATTTGCAGAACAATCTCAATTTATCAATCAAGAGAGATGGATAAAAAATGCAACTAAACCTTATGGCGAAGATGAGACAAATTATATTTCAGATGAACTTATAGAAAAAGTAAAAGCTGAAAGAGAGATTGCTTTGCCAGCTATTAAAGAAAAATACCTAAAGAAAAAAGAAGAAGAAAATAAAACTTCTAAAGTAAATAAATTTGAAACAAAAACAACAGCACCAACAGAAAAGAAAACTTCTAAATGGTAATATAATGGCGTAACAATTAATACAATAAGAACATACTTTCCAAAATGGTATGTTCTTATTGTAAATCAAAAAAAACAAAATTAAATTTTAAAAATAGAAATGGAGAACATATGATAAAATTAGATGATTTTTTAAAACCACAAATAGAACAAATTGCAAAAGGTTTGAAAGGAAAATGTATTACTATATATGGTGGCAACAATCTAGGTAAAACAAAACAAACTACTAGGCTTCCTAAGCCTTATGTATTGGCTTGTGAGAATGGTGGAGTATATAATGTGCCTAAAAAAGATATAAGTGAGTGGAAAGATTTCTCACAAGCTGTTGAATTGTTGTCACAAGAAAGAACTAAAAAACTCATAAAAGAAAACTACGAAACAATTATAATAGATGGTATAGAGTCTTTAGCTAATATGTTAAATGTCTTTGTTTGTAATACCTATCTTAAAGGTGCTCCAGACTTAGGGGCTAAAGATAATAAAGATAAAGAACTACAGGGAATTAATGGTTACAAAATTTATGAGAAACTAATAGGACAAAAGATAACAGATTTAGTTCTATCTGGCTTCACAATAATATTTATAGGACATGAAGAAGAAAAGAAAGAATTTATATCTCTTAAAGGCGAGAAAAGATTAATTGCTCCTATTGTAAACAACTGTGACATAGTTGTTTATCTAAAATCTAGCGGTGTAGATGAAAATAATAGACCATTAAACTCTACAGCTCATCTATTTCAAACAAAAGATTATTTTGCCAGATGTAGATATGCAGAAGCAAACAACGGTTTTGAATTCACAATTGAAAACTTAGATGCGGAAATTGCTTTAGCTATAGAAAAAGAAGAAGCTACTGGTGGCTTTAAAGCCTTATCTTATGAAGATAGTGAAAAAATAAAAGAGGAAAAGAAAATAAAAGTTAACTTTGAAAATACTCGAGATAAGATATATTCTCATCTAGAATTATTTGAAGAAAAATCTACAAGTGAAAATGATTTACTGTCTAAAGCAGTTACAATGTATGAAAGTATACTTGGCACAGGAAAGAAAATATCAGAATGTACTACTACACAAATAGAAGCGTTAGATACTATATTATTTAAACTTACTAATCTAGCAGAAGAAAACAATATATCTATAGATACTGCCACAGAGTAATATATTAATACTAACCATAATAGACAATCAGTAATGGTTGTCTATTCTCTTAATAAAACAAATAAGTAGGTGACACAATGGCTAGAGCCAAAAGCAAAAAAGAAAAAACAGAAGAAGAATTACAAGAGTCTCAAGACTATAAAGAACTTATAGATTATATATTTAAAAGAATATATGATACTCCACATCCTTTAGTTTATAAACAAATAAAGGAATTTAAAGAACAAGGCAAAACTTATTTTGGTATGCTACACAGTCTTATTTATTTTTACGATATGTTACAAAATGAAAAGAAAGATGATGTATTTGGTGTAGGCATTATAGAATATGTTTATGATGAGGCTTCTAAATTTTATCAACAGATAGAGAAAGAAAGAGAAAGACTATCTACTTTAGATATAAATTTAGAAAACGATATTCAAATTATAAATAAAAAAATAAAAAAAGACAAACCTATAAATAAAAAAATAATTAACATAGAAAATATTGTAGAAAGTATTGGTGAAGTGGATGAGTAAAGAAAAAGAAATTATAGATATAAAAGCAATTAAACATTTACTATCTTCTTTAATAACTAATCCATCTAATTTAGAAAATACTAAAATATGTTTAGAGGATTTTATAAATAAAGAATATCAAATTTTATTTTCTGTTTGTAACAATCTATATCAAAATGGTGTAGAAAATATTACTGAAATAACTATATTAAATTACCTACAAAAATATCCACTACAGTTAGCTCTATTCAATAAAGCTAATGGACAAGAGCTATTAAAAGAAATAGTAGAACTAAAAGAGAATAATTATAAATACTACTACAACAAAGTAAAAAAAATATCTATGCTTAGAAAATTAGATGAATTAGGTTTAAACGTATCGCAGCTATTTTGTAAATCTGCCGAAATAGATTTAAAAGAAAAAGAAATGGTAGAAAACAATTTTGAAAATGCTACTTTAAAACAAATACAAGAATTTTTTAGAGCACAACTTGAAGAATGTTTTGGAACTATAGAACATCAAGATATAGAAACTATTCAAGCAGGAGACAACATTGATGATACTATAGATAAATGTTTAGCTGGAGAAATATGGGGTATACCTTTTGCCTCTGAATATTTAACTACAGCAACGTATGGTAAAAATAAAAAGATGTTATATATTTATTCTACTCCTAGCGGAAAAGGAAAGAGTAGAAATGCTTTAAAAGATTTTGCTTTTTCTGCTGCAAAAGAATTATATAATCCAATTACAAAGAAATGGGAAATTAATGAACTATATGATACCTATAATGGTGGAATATATATTCAGTATGAGATGGATAATTACATGGAAGTTCAACCCATTCTATTGGCTTATATAGCTAACGTAAGCACATCTAAGATTAAAGAAGGTAGACTATCAGTAGAAGAACTACAAAGAATTAGATATGCAGGACAAGTAATTAAAAATTCTAAGATGTGGTTAGCATCTGTAAAAGAATTTACAATTGAAAAAATTAAAGCTGTTGTTTCTGAATATAAAAGGAAATATAATATCGATGAAGTTTACTTTGATTATATTTCTGAAAATCCACATTTGATAGCAGAATATGCTGATAAGGTTTCTGCAAAAATAGGAATAAGAGTAGACATGGTATTAACTAATTTGTCTACAGCTTTAAAAGAAGAAGTGTGTATTGCTTATGATGTTGCAGTAGTAACATCTACTCAAATCACAGGTAACTGGAGAGATATGAGAACAGAACAACTAATACAAGGTGCTAAAGCTATTATCAATAAAGCAGATTATTGGTGGTTGTTATTGCCTATTACTCCTACTGATAAAGAAAAGATACAACCATTATTAGGCAAAAGTAATTATATTCAAGAGCCTACACATCTATTAGCTATGCAAAAAGGCCGTGGTAGTAGATATGATAGTTCTTTGTTGTGGCTTAACATAGACTATGGTACAATGCGTAGTCATGATTGTTTTGCTACTAATAGTGACTACGAATATATTAAAATGCCTAAGACCATTATCAAAAATAAAAAAGAAAAATAGAAAGAGTTTTTATTATGGGTATAAAAAAAGAAATAGAGGAAAATATAAATGAAGAAAACATAATAAAAATATTAAAACATTATAATTGTAATCCTGTGGTAAATATTAATGAATACATAATATTTCCTAGTATTTGCCACAATAAAATATCTTCGAATAAATTATATTATTATAAAAGTTCTAAATCTTTTTTCTGTTATTCTAATTGTGGTAGTATGTCTGTATTTGATTTAATAATGGAAATAGAAAATACAAACTTTAGAAGTTCTTTGAAAATATTATGTGAAATATTAAATATAAAATTTTCAGAAGGATTTCAAATCCCAGATGAAGATGATACATTTTTAAGTCAAATACAAAAAAAGAAAGATGAAGAACTAGAATTAGAAAGACAAAAACAATTCTTCGTAGACGAACAGGAACGCACGTTAAAGGTAGAGTTAACTACTATTAATAAAAGAATACTACAATATTTCTCAAGCGATTTAAACTATTGTAGGTGGCTCTATGAGGGATATGAAGAATTTACATTAAAACAATTTGAAATTAAATCTTATATTATTGATGGCGGAATTATAATTCCACATTTTGATATTAATAATAATTTAGTGGGGATAAGAACAAGAAACTTCGGCGATAAAGAAAAGTTCTTTGGTAAATACACTCCACTATATTTAGATATGACAATGTATAAACATAGTTTAAGTTATAATCTTTATGGATTAAATTTGAACAAACACACAATTAAAAATTCTAAAAGATGTGTAATAGTAGAAAGTGAGAAAGCTGTAATTAAGGCTAAGCAATGGTTTAAAAACTTTTCTATTGTTGTAGGAGTGTGTGGTTCTAATATTTCTTATTGGCAAATAAATACTCTTGCTAAATTAGGAGTAAAAGAAATTTGTTTTTGTTGGGATAAAGATTATACTAATGAAATTGAAAAACAAAAATGGAGAACTAAAGTTTTAAAAGTTTATAAGAAAGCAATTAAGTTTATTGAGAGAAAAGAATTTGATATCACATTAACAATAATAGATTATGATACTGTAGAAAATAATGTACAATATAAATCCAATCCTTTTGATTTAAACACACCAAATGTTTATAAACAATTATTTAAAAATAGAATACCATATGAAAATATATAAAATAAATTAGAAAGAAATAGGGTAGACATATGAACAATCAACCGCTAAAATATAACATAGTTAATAAAGAATTAAATTTAAATAAAAGCTATTTAAATCTTTTAGAAACTATATTAAAATATTATGAGATTGAAAATATAAAAGATTTTATATCTCCAAAATTTTCAAACACTCATGACCCATTTAAATTAAAAAATATGCAACAGGCTATTGCACTGTTGTGTGATAGCTTAAATAAAAAAATATTAATTATACAAGATAGTGATTGTGATGGAGTTACTTCATTTAGTATTATGTATAACTTCATTAAGTTAATTAATCCAAATGCAAATGTTTCTTACCATATACATGATGGAAAGAAACATGGTATCACTAAAGAAGTTATAAAAATAATTAAAGAACAACAAATAGAATTACTTATTATTCCAGATGGTGGAACTAATGATGTTGAATTATCAAAGGAAATTTCGGAATTAGATTGCAAGATATTGATTATAGACCACCATCCAATTGACAATGACAATCCATATGCTACTATAATTAACTGTAGAGATAAACAATATCCACATGAAAATTTAAGCGGTAGTCTTATGTGTATAAAATTTATTGAGGCTTATGAACAAACTTATTTAAAAGACAAAATGAAGTCACAAAGATTTTATTCTAAACAGTTTTATGACTTAGGTGGCTTAGGTGCTATAGCAGATATGATGGATGTTAGAGACTTGGAAACTAGATATTATATGATTGAGGGTTGTAAAACAATCTACAATGAAGCTCTTAAAGAATTAGTAGAAAAGAAATCAGATGAATTCAATCTGGGTGTGACAATTCATAACTCTGCATTTACAATAGCACCAATGATTAATGCTATGTGCAGATATGGTAAGATGGATGAGAAAGAAACTATGTTAAAAGCTTTCTGTAATTTCAAAGAAGATATAGAATATCAACCTAGAAGAAAATCTAAATCAGACCCACAACCGCCTAAAGAAATTCATTCATTGCAAAAGACTGCTGCAAGAATTTGTTTTAATGCAAAGACTAGACAAGATAATGCAGCTAAGAAAATTGCAGAAACAATTAAAGTTGAAATTGAAAAATTAAAACTACAAAAGAATAAAGTAATTGTTTTTATAGATAATCAAAATATTATTTCCTATGAGGATAAATCTCTTACAGGTTTGCTAGGAAATAAATTAGTGTCACACTTTGGTAAGCCTGTAATTATATTAACACAAAATGAAAACAAATATAATAAGGAAAGTAATTCGCCCTATGTTTATCAAGGTTCTTGTAGAAGTAGAGGCAAAGGAAAACTAGAAAACACAATAGAATATTTCTCAAGCTTAGATTTATGTTTATGCCAAGGACAGCCAAATGCTTTTGGTATTACATTTTATTCTTTAGAAGATATAAATACTTTTGTAGATATATGTAATAAAGAAATTACAGAGGATGAAATAGTAGATGTATCAGAAGTAGATTTTGTAATTGATGCAGAACTATTAAAAGAAAAGAATGTAATTGAAATTGCAAGTGCTTATAATATATGGGGCGGATGCATTTCTAATCCTAAAATATTAATTAAAAATTTATTGATAAACAATATGGAAATTAATGGAGTAGGCAAAGAGGGTAGTGATTATAAAGGTTATATTTCTTTTATTTATAATGGAATAAAATTTACAAAAAAATATTGTAATAAAGATGATTATGAAAATATGATGTGTCGACCAGAAGAATGGTTTGGTGATACACCTGAACAAATAGTTAAGATGGATTTATTATGTGAATTTTATGCTGATAAATATGAAGATGAAATTTATTATAATGTAAAGATTAGAGACTTTTATTGTGAAGCTGTTGAGATTGTAGGTAGAGTTGATAAACCAAGAGTTAGAAAAGAAATCGTGAAAGATATTAAAGTAGTTGAAGAAGTTGTTAGTGAAACTAAGCCTACAGAAGTTCCAGCCAAAAAGTTTGACAGAAGTAGATGGTAATTATTTGTGAAAATAAATTTTCAAAATATACCAAAATCGCTTGACATTTGTAAGATTTTGTGATATAATATATTAGTGAGAGAAATCTCACCTTTCATAATAATTCCTTCTATTAATTTTATTTTATATTATTTTAAAATACACTTGCTATTTATAGTAGGTGTATTTTTTTGTCTATTTGTGTTCACATTATATGAGGGCACAACGAGTTTGTCATTACGCATTTACGCACATAGTTTGAAAATAGAGCCGCAGATTTTTTCAATTTTGAATTAAAAATAAAAAGTAAAAAGTTTTTTTTCAAAATAAATGCCCTTAGGTATTGACATATGGATTTATGTGTGATATAATAAGTTTATAGATTAAATACAAACAAAAAAAATAATTATATGAAAGAGGTATTAATATGAAAAAAGAATTTAAAAAAGGCGATAAAGTATTTAATATGGAAACAGGACAATATGGCACTTTTGTTGATTATTCAAAATGCGATGATGATGAGGCAGTAGCAAATCTTTTTTATGGGAAAAATTCTGAGGAGGCTATGTTTGTTTCGCTATGTTTTCTAAAAAAAGCAGAAACTAAAGAACCTAAAGAAGTAGAAGAGAAAGTTCGTTATGAAGTTTTTTATAAAGTCTATATTGATAATAGCAAAACATTAGAAAGAGCTAAAAAGAAATATTTAATACAGAAAACGAAGCTATTGACTATTTAGAAGTAAAAAGATATGATTATGGAGCTAATTGGATTGAAGGAAATGTCGTTGAAGTTAAATCAAAAGAAATTTTCGTCCTGTAAGGAGAATAACTATGAAATTAACAGAAAAAACAGAGCTGTATTCAAAAGGAAATAAACATTTCACAGGCAGGTATAAAAACCATAGTGTTGATATAAGTTATATTGAATATAATCCACTTATTGAAAACTTAATACCATATTGGTATTTTTCTTGCACCAATATAAAAATAGACGCTAGTTACAATTCCTTATGTGATAAATTAAAATTCAAAACACAACAAGAATGTGTTGATGCAGCTATCAAATTTATTGATGAGAGTCTAAAGATAAAGGAAACATAATTATGGATAAAAACACAGAAACAATAATAAGATATTATCATTTAAATAAAAAATGGTATTATTTTTATGAAATTGGAATAAGAAAACTAAAATATTCTTTTGCAAACAAAGAGAATGAAATTGGAATATTATTTGCAGAAAATATCACTCATGCAAAAGTCAAAGAAAGATTATTGCAAATGTTTCCTAATATGAAAACAAAGAAAATTTATCCTTATAGAGAAGGATGTAGAAATGGAAAAGGCAATGGTTCAAGACCAAGAAAACCAAAGGAGGAATAAATATTGGATGAAAAATTTAAAAATCTACCATTCACATCAATCCACAATCATACGGACGACAGCAACCTAAGAGGATTAGACTCTACAATTAAAGTAGAGCAACTAATCAATACAGCTATTTCATTGAGTTACAATGCTGTAGCTATTACAGACCATGAATGCCTATCAAATCATGTTCAAGGAATATTACATCTTAAAAAGCTTCAAAAAAATAATAAAGCAAACGATTTTAAATTATTATTAGGGAATGAAATATATTTGGTTAACTCGATAGAAGGAGTAAAAAATAAAACTGATAAATATTTTCATTTTATTTTAATAGCTAAAGATGAAATAGGACATGAACAATTAAGAGAACTTTCCTCAATAGCTTGGAGTGGAATGTATAAAGCTCAAAACGTTGAGAGAGTTCCTACTCTTAAATCTACCCTAAAAAGAATTGTAAATGCAAATAAAGGACATTTAATTGCATCTACAGCTTGTTTAGGTGGTAAATTAGCGTTTCTAATAAATGAATATTTAACTGATTTAAGAGACGAAAACAAGAAACAAAAAATAGAAAATTTCATCTTAGAAATACAAGAATTATTTGGAGATGATTTATATTTTGAATTGCAACCTGTATTGGACGATAATACTCAACAATCTTATCAGCAAAAAACTATAAATAAGATGTTGGTTAAATTAGGTGAAGTATATGGTGTAAAATGTATTGTGACTACTGATAGTCATTATCTAAAAAAAGAACATAAATTATTGCATTATAATTTTCTTAATTCAAAAGAAAATGAAAGTAGAGAAACAGGAGATTTTTATAACTCTACTTATATGATGGAAAAAGAAGAATTGTTTGGGTATATTTCAAATCATATTGAAGAAGAAAAAGTGTTTGAAATGTTTAACAATACTATGGAAATTTACAACAAATGTAAACAAATAGATTTACACAAAGATACCATTGTTCCAGAAGATAAAAAAGGTGGTAAATTTGTTATTCAGCATATTTTTAAAGAGTATTATAAAAAATATCCTTATATAGAAAAATTTAATAATGATGAAAAAGATAGAAGATTATTACATCTTATTGAAAAAGGTTTTATTGAAAAAAATCAAGAATTTAATGAAATCAATCTTTCTAGAATTAACACAGAATTAATGCACATATATAAAACTTCTGAAAAAATTAATGAAAAATTATCAAAATATTATACACTTACAAACAAATTAATAGAAATTATTTGGAAAAAATCTTTTGTAGGTGTTGCTCGTGGAAGTGTTACAGGATTTTATATCTGTTATTTAGCAGATATAATTCAAATTAATCCTATTGAACATGGACTACATGAGTGGAGACATTTACATTTTGAAAGACCAGAGTTGCCTGAACATTATTGGGCGTTAAGTGTGAACCTTGCTAAAGGGTGTGCTAATAGATTAATTTATTAGTGCTAATGGTATCAGTTGAATAAGACTTCTACACAAGCCTTACAAGGAGATTGTAGAAATTAAAAAGACGAAGTAGCTGACTAAGAGAGCCTAAGATCTAGAAATAGATAGCTGGTAATACCATGCGAAGTCTATTAATATTTAATAGAAACGTTTAACGACTATTCCGTGAGGAAGTAGTGATAGAGATAAGCACTATCACGAAGTGCATTTATTTATATTGTTGTGAAACAAGGTAAAAAGATATAGTCTAAGCCCACTATTAAATTAGTGTTAAAGTATTGTGAAAACAAGGGTATAATTGGATATAGATATAGATACAGAACAACGTTATAGAGCAGATATATTGGCTTTATTGCAAGATTATTTTGGCTATGATAATGTTTTAAATTGTATGACTAAAGGTAAGATTAAAACAAAAAACTGTATACTCACAGCCTGTAGGGGCTTAGGAATAGATAACAATATTTCTAAAGAATTAACCAGTTTAATCCCTCATATAAAAGGTGGCGACTATTCGCTAGAAGATGTATTTTTTGGCAATGAAGAAAAAGGCTTTAAAAAAGTAGATGAATTTATTGAAAGAATTAAACAATATGATGGATTAAAAGAAACAATGTTTCTTATAAATAATCTTACAGACAAGCGTTCTGTTCATGCATCGGCAATTTATATTTTTCAAAATGGCTTTTTAAAACAAAACTCTCTTATGAAAAGTTCTAGTGGAATACCTATTACTGCATACACTATGTCTGATAGTGATGAAATGGGTGGATTAAAAATGGACTTTTTAACAATAGAAGCATTAGATAAATTACATAATGCTTTAGATATGTTAGTAGAAGAAGGATTAATCCCAAAAGAAAAAACAGTAAAAGAATTATATGAAAAAAATATTTATCCTAATATAATAGATTATAATAATCCTAATATATGGGAATTATTAAATCAGAAAAAAATTATGGATGCATTTCAAATGGATAGTTTAGCAGGAATAAACACCATTGAAAATGTACAACCATCTAATCTTAGAGAACTTGCATTAGCTAATTCTTTAATGCGTTTACAAGGTGAAGTATCGCCAATGGAAAAGTATTGTAAACACAAAAAAAACCCACAACTGTGGTATAATGAGATGAGAGAATATGGATTAAATGAAAAAGAAATTAAACTATTTGAAAAACATTTAAAAGTTAGTTTTGGAATTTCTGCTGAACAAGAGCAAGTTATGCTACTTTCTATGGATAAAGAAATTTGTGGATTTTCTATAGGCGAGGCAAATGCTCTAAGAAAAGCCATAGCTAAGAAAAAAGACGACTTAGTTAAGCCAATTAAAGAAAAAGTTTTTCTTAAAGCCCAAGAATTAAACAATAGAAAAGAAGTAGCTAACTATTTTTGGGAGACTCAAGTTGTTCCACAATTAGGTTATGCTTTTAGTGTAAATCATACTGTCCCATATAGTGTTATATGTATTCAAGAAATGAATATCGCATATAAATATATGTTATTTTGGAATACAGCCTGTTTAAATATTAATTCATCATCTGTTGCTAATGAAGATGAATTAGAAGAGGAACTAGGCGAAAATATGATTGATATTTCAGCAATAGTTGAAGATTACGAAGAAGAAACCGAAGAACAAACAATAATTAAAAAACAAGCAAAGACAGTAGATTATGACAAAATATCAAAGGCTTTAGCATTAGTAGGCAAAAGCAATGTTTTACCACCATTGATAAATAAGGCAAAATACAGTTTTTATCCAGACACTAAGGAAAATAAAATACTTTATTCTTTAAATGCAATTTCAAATATTGATGAAAATTTCTTAGATTTTATATTCTCTAGTAGACCTTTTAAAAATTTTAATGATTTTTATGAAAAGTTTATGGCTCTAGTTAATAGTAAAGAAATTAAATTAAAAAAGAAAGCTATAATAAATTTAATTAAAGCAGGTTGCTTTGATGAATTTGGTGAAAAAAGAGAAGATTTAATTAAAAAGTTTATTCTTAATTTTACTCCAAATTATAGTTTTGATGTAAACAAAATTCCAGAACTCATGGAAAACTTTTCTGAAATATTTGATACTACAGATAAAGAAACTTATGAGAAATATAGTGTTTGTAAAAGATATTCTACGTATGTTCTAAAAAATAATAAAGTCTTATTGCAAACAGGTAAGGGAGACCCAACCAAGTGGTTAGAAATTATTGAAGATGATGAGATAGAATTTTTTGAAAATAACTTTAAAGATAATTTTGAGGAAGAAAAACATTATATCACAATAGAAGATGGATATTCAGTTAAATATGGTAGTTTAAAAACCTATTGTGATAAAACAATTGAGGATTTAATAAATAAGATTAAAAATTCAAATTTAGACGAAATGAAAGAAAAAATGAAAGAAAAATCTTACAAAGAAATATTTAATAAATTATGTGGACACAATATTGATTATTCTAGATGGGAGTTTGACAGCTTAGTAACTTATTTAAATTCTCATGAGTTAGAAAAAGTAAATATAAATACATACAACGTAGAGGATTTTAATATAATAAATGATAACGAAATTCATAGGATAGCAGGAACTGTTTTAGGAATAAATAAAAACAAACATTTAATTTATTTATTGACAACAGATTATTCTGTAGTTAATGTAAAATTTTATAACAAAAATGTATTTAATCATTATAATTCTAGTTTAGATAGTAACAATAATAAAGTAGAAAGTTGGTTTAAAAGAGGTAATATTTTAATGATTACAGGCAGAAGAAACAATGATTTATTTTCAGCTTGTAAGCCTTTTAAATCAAATCACCTAAGTCACTTTATTGTTAAAATTTCTAAAATAAATAATAATGGTGAAATACAAATAGAGACAGAAAAGTGAGGTAACAACGGTAATTATGGAAGAAATCAAAGAAGAACTTAAAATAGCCGAAGTTAAAGACTATAATCAATTTGAAAAGAAAATAAACATAGCAAAAGAAAATGGAGAAAATGCATTAATAGTTGAGCCTTTATTTAGGATTTATCCTAAGAAAGATGTTAAATTTGGAAAAGGCTGGTGTATTATATCTTGGAAAATTATAAGAAACTTATACTCTCCAGAGCCTATAAAAGCAGATAGAGTTAATCAAATTGTTACTGCGGGAGAGATTTCATTTAATCCTTTCCCACAGGAAAATGAAGAAAAGAAACAATTTTTTCTTAAATCTAAATTAGAATATAATGAAAAATTTAGTAGGGAGCAATACTCTGTTAAATTATGTGAAATGTTCTTAGATTTAAATAATACTGAAAATCAAAAGAAATATCTAAGAGAAATATTAACAGAAAATCAAGTAGAAAATCTATATGAAACATTAGAAAATCCTTTCGATAGCATTTTTGAAAAAGATGTAGTATCTTTGATGAAAGTTAAAGGACTAGGTGAAAAAACAATAGAAACACTAATTGGGAAATATAATAGTCACTTAGAGAAAAGTATTCTATTAGTTGAATTGGCAGAATTAGAATTATCAGATGAGCAAATTAATACATTGTTAACAGGAGTTGATAATTTTAGCGAGTTAATTATGACAATGAGGAGAAATCCTTATTCACTAGCAAAGAAAATACCTAGATTGGGATTTTTAAAAGCTGATATGTATGCTAAAAAATTAGGATTTGATTTGACATCAGTATTGAGAATAGGTTCTTATATACAATTTTTTCTTAGTGATAATCTTGAAAATGGCAACGCTTGGGTTTATGCCTATGAATTAAATCAAGCTATGGAAAAAGATTTAGATTTAGATATTAATTTTAAAGAGTTTACCATGGATGAAAAATTAACAAATGGACATATCAAAGACAACAACATAGCAGAAGCAATATATAGATTAGAAAAAGGTAACACAATCGTAATAAGAAATAATGTAAATCCAGATATGAGAAGAATAGTGTTATCTTATTATGTTGATGTTGAAAAAGAGATTGCAGAAAAATTAGCTAATATTTCTTTTTATAAATATGAAAAAACAATTGTAGATGCAGATATAAGATTAAAAGAAATGGAAGAACTTACAGGATTGTCTTGTAATGAAAAGCAAAAATTAGCTATAAAATATGCTTTAGAAGAAAAAATATTAATCATTACAGGTAAGGCAGGAACTGGTAAATCTCATACATTAAAAAATCTATTGGCTGCATTGAATGAAGAAAAAATATGTACAAATTTACCTAGTAATATTGCAAAAGAAAATAATGGAGAAAAAATAGACTATTCTAAAGCAATATTGGTTTCATTTACAGGAAAAGCTGTAGCTAGAATGGCAACAGCAAGTGGAATTGAAGCTAAAACTATAAATAGATTAATGTGTGAACTAAAACAAAAAAACAAAGAAAAAATAGAACAAGATATTGTTATTATAGATGAGTTCACAATGACACCTATAGAGCTATTTAAAGAGTTTTTAAAGTATATTAATCCTAGTAGTAAGCTAATTTTATTAGGCGATATACATCAATTACAAAGCATTGGAGCAGGTAATTTAGGATATGATTTATTAAATTTCAGTAAAATAAAACACATTGTTTTAACTGAAAATATGAGACAAGATGGCGAAAGTAAAATAATTGAGTTTTGTGATAAAATTTTATTAGGTAAGCCTTTTTTATCATCTTTTCAACCTGGAGATGATTGTGATTTCTTTGTAAGCAATAGCTCAGAAAATTTAAAAGAAAATATATTAAATACCTTTAAAAATATGTGGGATAATAATACAATAGAAAATAAACAAGATTTTCTATTTTTATCTCCTGTAAAAGAAAAAGGGGAATTATCTTGTTTATCTTTGAATAAAGCAATTCAAGAGATTATTAATCCACAGAGTATGATTGATGAATTCGTAAAAAAAGAAATTCCTATAACATACAAAAATGAAGCTAGAAATTATACTTTGAGAGTTGGAGACATAGTTATTAATTTAGTTAATAACTATGAGACTAGAAATATAAATTTATCTACATTTAAATTAGCAAAAGAAAAAGGCATGAGTATAAACTGGAAAGAAGAAAAAATGAATTTTGTAGAAAAATATATTGCTGACAATCCTAAAGAATTAGAAAAACAAGATAGCACAATAGCAGATGCGAACAGGGGCAAATTATTAATGGAAACAGCTATATACAACGGTTGGCTTGGAGAGTTAGTCTATTTAGATGAAATCAATAAAGAAGGTATTTTTAAATTCAATGAAGGTTCTGGCTTATATGTGTTTGATTTTGAAGATATTAAAGACAAAATAACATTAGGATATTCAATTTCTACGCACAAATCTCAAGGTGGAGAATGGAAATATTTATTTTTTGCATTAGATTTTAGTAGTTATAATTTATTGATGAGAGAAATTTTATATACTTCTGCATCTCGTGCTAAAAAATTTTTATACTGCAGTGTAAATGAAAAAGCTTTTAATCTAGCTTTAAAACAAGTCGATACAAAAGTTAGAAGAAGTGAACTACTAGAACATTTAGAAAAAGAATATTGTTTGTAAAAATAGCAACAAAAAATTATAAGAAAATTCTACAGAAAATATTTGCAAAATCTAATAAATTTTCTTGACTTTTATTAGATTTTGTGATATAATAATAAGTACACATCTCATAAGAAAGGGTGATTTTTTGGTTTTTATAATTGGTAAGCAATCAAGCGGAAAAAGAGATTTATATAATCACTTAATTCAACGTTCATTAGGTGTTAAAAAGGTGTTAAAATTAAAACCTTTAAGAATGGACACAAATAAGTCTTTAACAGAAGCAAATAGTACAAGAGGTTTTAATTACTTGTCTAAAGCAAAAATAAAAAAAATATTAGAAAATTCTGTAGAGAGAGAAAAATATTTATTTATTTTTAAAAGAGGCAAAAAGCATTACTACGCTCTAGAAAAAAAAGAATTTAATTATCGTGACACAATTGTTTGCACACCACAGCAATTTTTAATTATTTACAAATACATTCTTGAAACTGAACAAACTGATTTAGATATTACAATTATTTATCTAAAAGTAGACGACAACACAAGAATAAAAAAAATGTTAGATAGTGGTGAGCGAATAAATGAAATAATGAAAAGAGAGAGTGGTGATAAATCACAATTCAATAGCTTCGAGAGAGATGTAAAGAAAAACGAAAGATTAAGAAATAACACTATTACTATTGAAAATAATGGATTTTTTCTATCTACAGGTGAAATAGAAAGATTTATTATAAAAGAGTTAATCAAGATGAAGAAAACTTTCTATTTAAGTGATTTAAAAATGCTTAAATTAGAAAAAGACAAAATGCGATATAAGAGATATCGTACAAGTAAAAGAAGAGAAAAGAAGGAGAGAGATAATGAGTTTAAACTATAATCAACTAAAAGAAAAAATTACATTAAAAACAAAAAATGAGGATAAATTAATCACCAAAAGAAATGGAAATAAATCAAAATACAACATCCATAAAATATTTTTGGCTGTATTAGCAGCGTTAAAATCTTCCAAAGAAGGAGATACAGAACAAGCACAAAATATTACAACTATAGTTGATGATACTATATCGTGTATTGAAAACATTTCAATAGAAGATATACAAAATATAGTAGAAAAAACTTTAATGACTGAAGGATTTCTAGAAACAGCAAAAGCTTATATTATTTATAGAAAGGAGCATCAAGATAATAGAGAATTTTTAGATTTATTAATGGAAAAAATCAAAAGAATTTCTGTAGAAACCAATAAAGATAACGCTAATATAGGACATAGTCCTGCTAGTAAAATGTATCAGATAGGTGCAGAAGCTAGTAAAGCGTACTATAGAAAGTACGGAATACCTAAAAAAATAATTAAAGAGGTAGCAGATGGATTTATTCATTTACACGATGAAGATTATTTTGATAAAACAGTAAATTGTCTATCAATTCCTCTTAAAAAGATTTTAACCAATATGTTAAAATACCCTTTAGAATACACTACATTAGCTAATCCTAAGCGTATTATGACAGCTTCAAGTTTAGCTGGTATAATTCTTCAAAGAATTTCAAACGATATATTTGGTGGCACTATGTTACCTAATTTAGATATTTGTTTTCAAGAAATGATTGATGAAGGATATCTAGAGAAACCTACAGAAAAAGAAGTACAACAAGCTATGCAATCTTTAATTTGTAATCTACAAACTTTACGTTCTAGAGCAGGAAATCAAATTCCTTTTAGTTCAATTACTTTAGGTTTAAGTTCTGGTAAATATGGTAGAATGGTTACAAAATATATTCTTGAAGAATTTATCAAAGGAGATGCAATAGGTAGTACATTTATTTTCCCTAATTTAACTTTTAAATTACTAAAAGGAATTAATTTTGAAAAAGAAGATGTAAACTATGACTTATATCAATTAGCTTTAAAAGCAGCAGGAAGTAGAATGAACCCTACATTTACTTTATTAGATAGTCCTGTATACGCTAAATATAAACCTAGAGAAGTTAACATTATGGGATGTACAGATGGAAATTCCGTAATTAAATTAAGGGGAATTAATAGTCCTATGCCACCTTTTCAAGATACAATGTCCTCATTGTGGGACACTTTAGAAATTATTGGAAACTATGAAGTTAAGCTGCAAATACCTAATGACACTAGATATAAATATATAGATGTAGATTATTTTGAAATTTATGATACAATACATGGTTTTGTCAAACTAAAAAGAATTATTAAAAATTATACAGAAGATTGGTTAAGAGTTACTTTTACAGACGGTAAAATCTTAAGATGTACATTTGACCACCCATTCTATATTATAGGGAAAGGTCGAGTTTTAGCAGAAGATTTAAAAATAAGTGATTGCGTAATAAAAAGTGATGATGATAATGATATTTTAATTCCTATAAAAATTAAGGGAAAAACTGTTAATGTAGCATTTACTGAAATAGTTAAATTAGAAAAAATAAAAGAACCTGGATATAGTTATGATGTAACAACAGATAGTGATTTTTTTGAAGTTAATGGAATATTCTCGCACAATTGTAGAACGTTTGTTTTAGGAAATGTAAATGGAGAAGAAGTATCAGAAGGTAGAGGAAATTTATTTCCAACAACTTTAAATCTCCCTAGAATTGCCCTAGTTTCCAAAGGAGAAATTTACAATAAAGATTTAAATAGTTTCTTTAAGATTTTAAAACAGAAATTAGACATTGTAAAAGAAGTGTCAGACGTAAGACTTAATGCGTTAAACAAACTAAAAGCTTATGATATTCCTTATTTATTTGGTAATCAAATCTATTATAATTCAGACAAAATTAATCTACAAAAAGAAGATAGCATAAAAGAAGCTATGAAACAAGGTACTATATCAATTGGTTTCGTTGGTTTAGCCGAATGTGTAAAAGCTTTGATTGGTTCACATCATGGTGAAACTAGTGAGGCATTAACACTCGCTAGAAAAATTAATGAATTTATTAGAGAATATTGTGACAACTTAACTACAGAAACAGGATATAATTGGTCTTGTTATGCAACACCTGCTGAAAGTACAATTAACAAAGTATTTAAAGACAGAAAAGATTTTGGAAGTATTGATGGAGTAACTAATAGAGATTTTTATTCTAATTCATTCCACATTCCTGTTTATTATCCTTGTAAAATCGAGAAAAAAATAACAATAGAGGGAATGTTCCATGAATTTAACAATGCAGGAAGAATAACCTATATTGAATTTGACTCACCTACAGAAAATAATCTAGTAGCTATGGATAAATGTTTAAGATATATGCTTAAAGCAGGAGTAGCTTATGCAGGTATTAATTTTCCACTAGACACTTGTAAAGATTGTAGACAGAGAGGTGTGTTCAATGGTACTTGTCCTAATTGCGGTGGAAATAACATTGAAGAAGTTCGTAGAATTAGTGGCTACTTAGGTACAACAGACAGAGTTAATCCATCTAAAGGAGCTGAAATAAAAGAAAGATTAGCTCATAATGGGCGTAAATAAGTTTCTAAATATTTCTGGGTTAAAACAGGAGAGTTTATTAGATGGAAACTCAATGAGAACAGTTATATTCTTTCAAGGCTGTTCTCATGCCTGTAAAGGCTGTCAGAACGCTCAAACACACTCTTTTAATATAAACACCCTAATGAGTATAAAATCTCTTATAGCCTATGTAGAAAGCGATATATTAAGTGATGGGGTAACGTTTAGTGGTGGATGTCCTATGTGTCAAAAAAATCTTGATGATTTAATATTTTTTGCCAAAGAGATTAAAAAATTAAACAAAGATATTTGGTGTTATTGTGGAGAAAAGTATGAAGAATTAAATAATAAGCAAAAAGAATTTTTACAATATATTGATGTTCTTATTGATGGAAAATTTGAGATTGAAAATAGAGATATTAACTTAAGATTTCGAGGTAGTACAAATCAAAGGATTATTGACGTAAAAAAAAGTTTAAAAAAGAAAGAAGTGATTTTGTGGGGTGAATAGTAAAAACAAGAATTTAAAATTTAGTGAAATAACACATAAAACAATTGAAAACGCTTATGATGCAGCAACTTTATCAGCTTACAATTCTCATGCTTATATTTATAATATAGTACAGTCTAAATTAAAAAAATTAAACCAAGAAGATTTACTAAAATTGAATGCTTTAATAAATGATTTGTTTACTCCAGATTTTCACGATTTCAAAAAATAAAAACATAAAACGTAAAAAAACAAGTAGAAATTTAATTCTACTTGTTTTTCTTTTTAGAAACTTAAAAAATCTTCTAAAATTTGTTCTTCTATTTCTAAACGTATTTCCTTAGTTTGTTTTTTAATTGCTTTTAATATAGATTTAAAACCATTTAAAGCAATTATAAATTTTTTTAATTCCTCTGGATTTTCAAGGTTATATCTTATATTATCATACTGTAATCTATCGCATTTAATCATTGCAGTAAAATTTGAACTAACAGATGTATGCCAAAATACAATATAATTAGATGGATATAGTGTTTTAATTTCTTCAATATATCCAAACACCAAAGCATTTTTAATTATAGAAACTTCTCTTTCAGTTTTCTTTCCTTGTTCTCTATTTTGTTTATTTAATGCTATTCTTTTTTCATGTATTAATCTTCTAGTTTCTTTTTTTTCATCCATAGAAAGATTTTTAAACCTAGGACTATTTTTCTTATCTTCTAAAGATTTTAATTCTTTTGTTAGTTCATCCACATATAAAGCATTAGTTCTATATGCGTAAACATAATTTAACATATCTGTTTGTTTTAAGAAATCAAATGCACAATCTAAAGTTTTAAAATTGTTTAAATATGCTCTTTTAATTCTTTGTTCTTTAGTAAGATAATTAGATATAACATCTTTAGTATCTTTTATATTTTTTTTGCTTTTATCTTTCATATTAATTTCATCTAATTTTTCTGTGAATTTTTTATCTAATTCTTCTATAGATAAATCTCCATATTCTAATTCACTAGTTAAAGTATTGTAGACTTCTATTTCTTTACTCTTGCTTTTAAGGCTTTGAAATATTCTTATTTTTTTATTTAATAATGTGTTAAAAGAATATCCATTACCACCTGGCATCCTACTTTTATATATTTCAATTAATTCATTTTTTCTTTTTTTAATTTCTTTTCTTGTAGGATTATAACCATCTGGGAAATATTCTAACACAGAATACTGTAATGTTCCATTTAATACATTTTTCTTGAACATATCAAAATTTAAATGTTTTTTTCTTCTATATTTATTTAAAACATATGAATAATCATCTGGAATAACACTATATTCAATAAATACAGAGTTTGTTTTACTATTTCTTACCATATAAAATCCACAATTAGTTTTAAAAGGTTTTCTAGCTTTAAGAATAATATCTACTGTAGCTTTATTAACTTTATATTTTGTGTTATTGCTTTTTTTAATTACTCTTGTTTGTTTTTTATAGATTTTATCTAAATCTAAATCGCCATATTGCATCATATATTATATCCTGTACATAGAAAAAATAAAGGAAAATGTTTTGTAGCTTTAACACTATTTTCTCCACCAATATTAGCTATAGAGCCATATTGAATTAATTTAGTTCTTCTATTGAAAAATTTAATAGTTTTAGAAAATGGAGTATATTTATATTGTTCTCTTATTTTTTCTAGTCTTTCTGTAATTTTATTTTGTTGAGTTATTTTATTTATTTTGCCAATATCTACAATAAAAGTTTTATCTATAAATTTATAAGTATTTTTTTCAAAATCTAAATTGCAAATACTTTCACAATCTTTTATTGTGTATTTTTCATCAAATAAATCTTTAGAGACTATGTCTTTTATTTCTAAAGATTTACTATTTAATATATTAATGGGGTTTTCTATTTGTTCTAAATCTTCATCTTTAAAATCTTCTGTAGGAATAATTTTTTTAGAGTATGTAGAAATATTGCTTAAATCGAATTCGCTTCTATTTAAATTTGCTTCTGTTATTATATCATAATCTAATAAAAAATTACATCTAGGCATTTTATTAAAGTTTACAGTTACATTCATAAATTTTTGTTTTTCTTTATTAG